TAACCCTCGCGCATGAGGGAAAATCCGGTCAAATTGACGATAATCCAACTTCGAAAGCGTCGCGTGGTCGAAAACAAGCGTGATTACTCAAAAGAAGAGGCGAAATCCGGTGTTGTTAGAGGTGGCCACAAGTTAGTCCTGATTGATTTTGAAGGTCAACTACCGCGCTACAATACTGACATCAAACAAAGACGACGCGCACTTAGGTCATATAAACAATTTGCCAATGCTACATATAAAGAAGCACGAGTCGCAGCCCAAGGAGCAGACATATACTTTGAGTTTTTGCAATTGCTATTAGGAATGGGAAGATGCCTTGTGGATGCAAATTTTAGGCCATTATTCAATCCTCATCCACAAGCAAAAACCATAAGTAATTTCTTCCATGATACGATTGCTCAAAGAGCGTCCTTCTTCGTAAGTATTAACGATGTAGATGAGGGATGAACTTCACATGCGGAACCGGCTGTCAACGTGCGAGACGCCGACCGTCCTGCCCTGCCGCTGATACCTCTCCGGCGCGAGTTTCACGAGGGCGTCCTGACACGCCTTGATGACCGTGTGGATCTCGTCGATGTGGCGCTTCGTGTAGCTGGAGCCGTCGTTAGCATAGGCCGTCAGCGTCTTCTTCAGCTCCTGCTTGTGAACAGCTAGAATCTCCTCGATTTCCGCCACGCTGAAGCCCACCGAGTAATCAATCGTCGCCATCGGTAGCCGCTCCCTTGTCAACGCTCTCCCGGCCCACGATCTTGAGCATCGTTGCGGCGGCGGCCTGCATTGCCTCGCAGTCCCAGTAATGGTTCGGGCGCTTGCCGATCTGCTTCCATATCCAGTTGTCGTGCTCCTTGACGCGCTGCTCGCTCTCCATTTGCGAGAGGTAGTCCTCGTCGATGTCGTCCGGCACCTCCCACGTCGGACCGTTCGCCGGATTCTGATTGCGGCGCAGGCGGGCGAGCGTGTCCTTGATGTTGAGGTTCGACCAGTAATGCACGTAGCAGTGCCGGTCATTGGTCAGCACCACCTTGCGGCGCGGCGAGTAGAATCGCTGAACGACGCCCTGCGCCTTCGTGTGATGCGGGAAGGTTGCGCGGCGGTCACCAAGAAGTGCAACCCAGCCTTTCTTTGCGCACTGACGATATACGTCATAGGTCGCGTGGCCCGCGTCCACGAAGACGAGGTTAGGGTGGATGTTAAACCGCGATTGAAGCGCCTCCACGTCGTCGAAAGTGAGCAGGCGCTCGTTCCAAACAAGGCGCGAGGAACCGTCCGCCGCCCAGCTGCGCACGAGCGCGTAGAAGTGATCCATCTGGCAGTCCACCGTGAGGATGCGGAGCGGAATCGGCGTTTCCGCGAAGGGCGGCGCGATGACGCGGCCCATGCGATTGATGCCTCCCTCGCCTGCCCACGGCTCGCCCTTGCGGTAGCCACAGGTCGCGATCTCCATCTTGTAATCCTCGACGTATTCGCGCCACGGGAGCGCCAGCCGCTTCTGGTAAAACTGCTGGAGGAGCGAGGTATCACCCTGCCGCATCGCCGCCTTCGCCCGCAGGTAGAGTTCCGCGAGCCTGCCCCACGACATCGCGCAGAGGGCGTTCCAGTGGAAGCCGACGTTCTCCGGCGCGGCGTTCGGGTTTGTGCGCACGAATTGGCCGCTTGAGTTCAGGACGCGACGCATGGCGTCCGTGTCGGGGAAGTAGTGGTTGCACGCAGTGCAGCGGAGCGACGCCGTTTCGCGCACGGCGGCGAAGTCCCAGTTGCCGTTTGCATCGCGGGCGTCCTTGCTCCACTCGACGTTGTCCCAGTCGAATGGCTGGCGCTTGCCACACTCCGGGCACGCGAAGGTCCATTCCCGCATGTCCGTCGTCTCGAACTTGCGGTGCGTGTCGTCGTTTTCCTCGCCGCCCTGACTCATGAAGACGCACTTGCCGAGCCAGCCGAACGCCGTGACGCGGGCCTCCGCCTCGGCCATGTGGCCTGCGGGATATTGCCATGTTTCATCGGCAAACACCCACCGGATTGACCGGCGCTGGAGGTTGGTCTTATTGAAGGCCCCGAGGATCCACAGGGGCATGCCATTGGCAAAGTGGATCGTGTGATTGCGCTTCTTGTGGCGGTCCTTCGGAAAGAGCTTTCGGACGGGTTCGCACTCGTCAAATAGCTTCTGAAGGCGGGACTCCGACTGGTCTTTTGCGTCGTCGTCGGTCGCGCTCAGCCACAGCGTGGGGCCGGGCAGGTTCGGAACAATGTAGCAGAGCGCCAGTTCCGAAACCGTGGTTTTGCCCGCCTGCACCGCCGCGATGATGCTCACAACGCGCACCTTCGTGTCCACGATGGCTTCGAGCGGTTCGCGCACCCACGGGGAATGCTCGCTCCGGAAACGCCCCGGCATCGGCGAATACGGGATCGAGGCGATGTTGTCTTCCGCCCATGCCCACGGGGCGCGGCGGTCAGCGGGCCGGACGGCCTCGGCAAACATGTTGGCGATGTCCTTATTCATGCGTCAGTCCGGTGAAGTATCCGAAGGCTTCCTTGCGGGCCTCATCGAGCGCCTTGGCGTTGTCCTCGCGGATGCCGATCGCGTCCTTGCCGCAACAGATCGGCGGCAGTTCGTCCTCCAGCCGCTTGTGCAGGATCGAAAACATGCGGCCCAGTCCCTCAAGGATTGAGTGGCGGACATCTTCTTTACTCAGGTAATCCCCGCGCCGGATGGCGAGGCGCAGCTCCTTTTCCTCGATCTCGGCAAGGAGCTTCCGCGCCTTGAGGGCCTCCTGATTGCCCACCGGCTCGCCGCCACCTTTGAGGCCCTTGGAACGCACGAACTCGCGCCATGCAGCCACGTCGTACTGGCCGTTCGCGAGGGGCTTCGGCGCGCCAGCCATCTTGCGCCAGGTGGTGAGTGTCCGCCGCGTGATGCCAAGGAGCGTGGCCAGTTCCACCTGATTGTCAGCGTAAGCCGTGGAGTCGCTGCTTCCGGCTGCGCGGGCCTCGATGCGGGCGCGCTCAACAGCCGTCAGGGGTCTACCTGTTGCAACCTTCTTTACAAGATTCGAGAAATCGGCATCCAGAACCTTCTTGAGCATTTCTGGAGTAGGATCATTCACAAAAGTAAGCGCAGTTGGTTATCCGTGATGTGTTTATTCTTCCGCAGATTTGTCATTCGCCATAGAGGCCGGATATTCGTGAAATGAAAACACTGTCTGACCTGATCCGGATTACTCAGATCGAAGGCCGCACATGGAATAATGTGATCCAAGTTCCATGCCCGTCCATAGTTGTCCCAACTCATGCAGCCTTTGAACTGAGCCTCAATGTAGTCGCGAAAATCCTCGAAAGAACACCCCAGAAGATCCTTGGTTCCTGAATACAGACCTTTTGTACGAATAACCGAGTATAGGCGTCGTCTCAGGGCCTTTGCAGCCTTGGCCTTGGGACACGACTGTTGATACCTGATCGACTTCTCGATTATCTCCTCTCGATTTTCCAGATAGTAGCGCTTGTGATACTGCTTAATGTTCGAAACGTTTTGCTCACGCCACGATTTTTGATATTCGGAGGTCTTACGGCGCGTCCTTTCTACATATTTCCTTTGTGCTTGTTTTACTGCTTCTTTGTTTTCGTGATAGTAAGCCTTGTTTCGCGCATTAATTTGTTCCTTGTTCGCTAGGTAATACTCACGCTGCTGGGCCTTGAGACGTTCCTTGTTCTTCTCACGATACTGACGGAAATATTCAGTTTGGTTCTGGCTCACGAAGGCCAGTCCATGTCAAGTGGCTCGGCTTACCGAATCAGCAGCCAGCCGCAGAATTGCAGGTCTTTGAAAACCAGTTCCACCTGCGAGAATCCGGCGGCGCGGAACTCGGCTTCGTTCTCTGCGATCGTCTTCGGATACATGCAGCCGCGCAGCGCGTGCGCCTTGTTCAGGACCTGCGCGGGCGTCAGACCGTTGCGGATTTTCATATCCCAGTAGAGCTGCTGGATGATGTCCTGCGTTGTCGGATAGCTGCCGAGCACCTTTTCCACGACAAAGAAGCCGCCGCCCGGCTCGATGGCTTCCGCAATGGCGTAAACAAGCCGCTGACGGGCTTGCGGTCGCAGAAACTGGAGCGAGTAGAGCGCAACGCCGTAGCTAAAGGCCGGGATCTTCGTCAGGCGTTCCAAGTCCTGAAAGCGGATGTCCACGCCCTTCTTCGCGGCCTGCTCGATCATGGCCTGCGAGTTATCGAAACCGATAAGGTCGAGAGCCTTCGAATGGCGGTCCCGGATGCGTCGGATGGTTTCGCCTGTCGAGGCTCCGAAATCGAGGACTGTCGAGCCTGTGTGCGTAAACCAGTCCGAGAAGGTCGCGGCAAGCTCCTGCACGCGGTCGTATTCCGGGACGCTCTTGCGCACATGTTCGTCAAAGTGCGGCGCCACGTGTTCATCGAACACCCAGTTGCTCGCCTCGCTCGTAATCCCGCCGTCCACCTGTATTGCGTCCATGATGGGCGCGGCGTGTCAAAATCGGGCCTTGATTTCTTACCAGAACGTGCGATTAGTAAGAAATGGCAACGCTACGGGCAAAGGTTACTTCCAAGGGACAGGTCACGCTTCCCAAGGCACTTCGGCGGACTCTCTCGATCAACACCGGGGACCGGCTTGAGTTCTCCGTTTCCGATGCGAACACGATTTCCGTCCGCAAGCAGCGGACGGCGGGGTCATCCGCCGGTTGCGCGAGGCAGTTCATCCAGCCGGGCATGAAGCCGGTCTCTACCCAAGACATGGACGAGGGCATCCGGCAGCACATGATGAAGAAATACGGAATCAAGAAAGAAGCGGAATAATGCTCGTCTTCGATACCAACCACCTCGTCCGGTTTCTTGTTCAGGACGATGAGGCGCAATGTGCCGTTGTGGCGGCGATCATCGAAAAGGAATCCCGCAAGGATGCCCCCATCCTGCTTCTCGACCTCGTGCTCCTCGAAACCAACTGGGTGCTGGAAAGTGTCTTCCGCGTATCCCGCGAGGGCTGGGCCGAGATCATCGAAAATCTCCTGAACGACCCCATCTTCTCTTTCGAGGATTCCGACCGCTTGCGGCTCGTTCTCCAACGGTTTCGCAAGGGCAAGGCGGACTTCAGCGACTACATGATTTGGGCCAAGGCGAAAAGCGAGGGTTGCGAACTCAAGACCTTCGACAAGAAGCTGCTCCGCGACATCGGTTAGTCGCCCGGCAACCACATCATCTCCTGATCGGAGACACGCACGGCGTTGATTCCGTAACGGGCGTACATCGCCCTTGTGTGCGGGTTGCTCTCCAACCCAAAGAAGCCGCTTGTGCCGTATTTCGGGAAGATGTGGGTGTTCAAGAGGTGCTCCTTGATCTGCGGCGGGCGGGCTTCGATTTCGGCGAAGTAGGCGTCCATCGGTTGCCAATTGGCCTGCGCTTTGATGCGCTCCAAGGTCGCCTCGCGGTAGCGGCTTGGTCTTGCCGTGATGAGGATCACCTGATGCGGGCAGAGTAGGTCCACGAGCCACCCGCGATACGTTTCCTGCTCCAGTTGCCGGATGAAGGGGCGAAGCGGTGGCTCGCCGCGCTTGGGGGAGTTCCCGACGAGCGTGTAATTTAGGTCCAAGAGGTAAATCACAGCGCCACCCCCAGCCTCTTGCCAAACGCCGCCTTGGCCTCGGCCACGAGCCCCATGCGGCTGCCGTCGGGATATGGCAGGTCGAACTCAAACTCCAGAGCGGCGCGGAGCCGTTCCGGTTCCACGCGCAGGGCGTGCGAGCAGATGGCGGTGACATTGTTACTCAACTCCGCAACACTAACCGAGCGGAAGAAGGGAGTCCATAGCTGACGGAACTCTTTTTCCGTGTGGTATTTCTGCACTTTCGGCTTCTCCTGAAAGTCGCCGATGCGGATGCCCGTTTCGTAGTCGAGGCGGAAGGCGATGTTGCCGGAGTTCGACTTGTTGAGGAACGCCTTGCCGTTCACCTGGCGCCAGCCGGTTTCGCTGACACTGGAGGCGCAGGCGTAGACGCGGGTTTCCGGACGGCAGAGCGCGGCAAGGATCACGGCGATGTGTTCGCGGTCGGTCGCGAAGGGCACGGAGTTCAGCACGCTCGCGAGGAAGATCGAGGTCCACTGCGTGCCGTCGGCCACGGCCTTCAGGAACTCGCGGCAGATTTCGAGGCTCTTCGCCGGGTCGATCTCGGCGCGGCTGATGTGGTAGGGCTCGAAGGGCGTGACGGCGAAGCCCGCACGGCGGAGCATCGCGGTTTCCGTCAGGTGCCCGGCGCCGAAGTCGAGAATGGTCGTCCCATGCTCGCGGGTCCAGAGCGCCTTCTGCTTGGCGTCAAAGATGTCGAAAGTGTGGCAGGGCTTCGCACCATGGACGGCGAAGATGAAGCCGTTGCCAAGCTCCTCGCGCACGCGGCGGGCGCGCCGGAAGGAGTTGTAGCGGAGAAGATCGGCGTAACGCGAATGCACGTCAAAGTCCATCGAGAGGAGGTTCATCATCGCCTCGGCAAACGCTGCTTCCTCGTCTGAAACATAGACGACGGGCGCGGTCTCGGCCTTCTTTTCGGCAAGCATTTCGAGGCGAC